CTGCTTACGGTCGTGATGTAATCGAGAAGGCTGGCGTAACTTACGCTTCTGCTGCTCCAAACATTGCTACTGAAGTTTCTGGTCAAATCGAGAAGGAAATCATGCGTGAGCTTCGCCTCGCACGTGCATTCCGTGAGATCCAGATCAACTCACAAGCACAAGTACTGCCAATCCAGCAAGATACTGGTCTGGCTACGTTCCAGACTGGCGCTGCTACATCTGGCAACTTGACTACTCGCGGCGGTGCTACTCCTCAGCCTGCACAGGTAGTACTCAAGGCATACCGTTTGATCTCAACCACGTTGATGGATAACCACGTTGACGAGGAAGTACTCATCAACTTGATGCCTATGCTTGTAGAATCAGTTGCACGTGCACACGCTCGCGCAGTTGACGATGCTCTGCTCAACCACGTAGCTACTGGCGGCTCTGACGACTTTGATGGTCTCATCAAGCTCGCAGGCAGCAACACTTTTGATACTTCAGTATCAGCAGCTAACCTTGGCGGAACTGCGGTAGACGCAGCCGACTTCCTCTCAGCTCGTAAGTTGATGGGTAAGTATGGTATGATGCCAGAAGAGCTCGTATATGTAGTATCTCAGAAGCGTTACTACGATCTGATTGCAGACGCAGGCTTCGCGGACATCACAGACGTAGGTTCAGACGTCGCAACCAAGATCACTGGTCAGGTTGGTGCGATCTTCGGTACTCCCGTAATCGTATCTGACAACTTCCCTGCGGAAGCTGACAACGCTTGTGTTGGTCTAGCGGTCAACGTTCGTAACTTTGCTATCCCACGCCTCCGCGGTGTGAACGTAGAGCAAGACTACGAAGTAATGAACCAGCGTAACGTTATCGTTGCTACTCAGTCTCTCGGCTTTAACCAGCTCGTAGCAGACACTGCAGCAGACGTTTCTGTAGTTCGACTCGACGCAGTAGCTTAATAGCTATAGCTAATAAACTGGGGAGGTTTTCCTCCCCAAGTTTTTACTAATTGATTTATTATGGCAAATTTAATTACTCTTGCAGATTATAAACAGATTGAAGGCCTTACTAATCCTAAGGACGACTTTCGTATAAATCAAATGATTGATTCAGTGAGTCAATTAGTAAAAACTTATTGTGGAAACAGTATTGTTGACCACTACACAACTAATAAAGTAGAAACATTTAACATGGACTGGGACACTCATATTGTACAGCTTACAGAGTCTCCAGTAAATGCTATTGTTTCTGTAGAAAAAAGAGATTCTGTTACGGAAAGTTACACCACCGTGCCAACTACAGACTATTATCTTGACACGACGACGGATAGTGTACTGTACGTAACAGGATCTACCTATAAAAACTGGCCTCGTGGAGCGGGATCAGTAAAAGTTACATATACAGCAGGGTACTCCGTATGTCCTGTAGACTTGCGACTAGCAGTTGTAGACTTAATCAAGTACTACATGAAAGATGAGCATACTCCTCGACGCACTTTATCAGGAGCAACTGTAGAGAATCAAATTGGAAGAGGCGATAGTGTAGCGTTCCCAGACCATATTAAGCGAGTACTTGATATGTATAAAAACTTTTAATGGCTCAGGCAAACATTAAGCGTGTTATGCGCCGTATGTATAAAGCAGCAAATAGCAGATACGCTAGAAGAGGCGTTGATAAAATGCCTCAAAAAGTTTTGGTAACTACAGAAAATCTTTTTCATGGTATAAAGCATAGCTATGGGCTTGCTCAAAAAAGAAAATCAAAACTACCTTTTGTAGATGATGTAGTTTTACATAGAGCTGCTCGTTATGCTATGATAAATCTTAGAAGACATCTAAGAACTCCTAGTGATAAGCATGCAATCAGATTTAGCAGCACTCAAGTAGTATTTTTTACTCAAGCAACCGGACGAGACACAGAACCTTTTAGAGTAGTTAAAAGAGCAGCAATACGATACTTAGAAGCTTCTTTAAAAGTAGAGTTCGGAGAAGAAGAGACAGAGTCTTTTAATTTAGGATTATCTAGACAACATGGTACCAAGCAGAATATGCATGGAGACCCTATTACAGTTGGAATGGCACAACTAGCTAAATCCATGGAAAGTTTAAGCAGAACAAATCTTTTTGGAGGATTTGTTGCTAGTGAGCAGGCAAAAAAGCTATCCGATAAGTTCGGGGTAGAAATGTACTTCGAAACTAGTGGAAGAGGTCGAAGACGAAAATACACTATAAAAGAAAGTGTAGAAGTAGGCCTTAGCTTAATGTCTAGTAAAGAAAATCCTGCAGGAGGTGTACCAGCAGATTGGAAAAATATTAAACCAGAATTAGAAGACGCTATATTTGAGTGGGCACAAACCCAGAATTGGTATACCATGTCAGGAAGTCCAAGCATGGAAGACGACCACACAGATATGATACTTGACTCTGTAACGGCAGATATTTCAAAAGGTAAACACGTAAAATCAGGAACGAAAAAAAGAAGACGAAAAGCAAAAGATAAAGCAGTAACTACAAAAAAGCCTCTTACTAAAAAAGTAAGGCGCTCTAGAAAAGGATCAGGAGATCTTAAAGGGTCTGAATCAGAGTATAGCTTACATAATATTATTGCTATGATTAATATAAGGCTTCATGATACTTTGATGGACAATATGACTTCTCCTCGACTGGTTTATCGTACAGGAAGATTTGCTAGCACTGTTACCGCTAATGCAACTACAACTGCAAAGGGTAATTTAAGTATTGGTTATAATTATATGACAAATCCTTATGCAGTTTTTGCTCCTGGAGGTAAAATGTATACTCGTGATAGAGACCCAAGACTTTTAATAGAAATGTCCATACGACAAATAGCTACTGAATTAGCGGTTGGGAGATATGGAGTCAGGAGAAGCTAATGACTACGGATACAAATAGAATATACACTACCCGTAGGCTAGGAATTGTTAATGCGTTAGTAGACAAGTTAAAAGAAATTGATGGAAATGGAGACTTTAATACTAATGTTTATGGAAATGTTCATCCTCGACTAAAATTCTGGGATGAAGTAGATGAGTTTCCTGCACTGCACTTAAATGCAGGAGGGGAAAGCAGACAGTATCAAGGCGGAGGTTATAAAGATAGATTTTTTGCAATTACCATTAGAGTATATGTAAAAGACGAAGACCCGACTGTAGCTTTAGATGAACTGTTAGAAGACATAGAGACTGTAGTTGAGACTAATTCTCGATTAGAGTTTACAAATCGTCGAGGCGATACAGAACACACACATCAAATCAGTATTATTAGTATTGATACTGATGAAGGAGTATTGGAACCCCTAGGTGTAGGAGAAATCCTTCTGGAGGTTCGTTACTAGAAACGGCTGGCACGAACAAACGTTCACGTCCTAGTCCTTTCAATACCATAGGAGATATACTATGACAGATACATTATATTTTAGTCGCGATACTAAGGTATTCGTTAAGATAGGCAGTGCTATTTGGGAAATGCCTGTTCTTGATGGATTCTCCTTTTCGCAAGCAACAAATGCGTCAGAAATTACTCTGAACGAGATGGCAGACACTAGCGGCAACAGCCGACGGGGTCGCCAAATGTTTACAGACTCCTATGCACCTGCAGAGTGGAGTTTTTCAACTTATATGCGCCCCTTCAAAGCGAGCGGCTCAGGTAACGCGGATGATACACAAGACAGCCATCACGCAGTAGAAGAAGTTCTTTGGGCATTAATGGTTGGAGATGCTGCTTATGCCTCTTATGATTTTACTGGATTTACTAGAGATACTACAGATCTTGATATTGCCTTTACTTCTTCCAATAAGACTACTTTAGGAGAAGCAGATATCTTTTTTGTAATGGGTGGAGCAGGCTCCGGCACAAAAACGACTTATAAGATTGCAGGCTGTGTTGTAAACGAAGCTTCTCTTGACTTTGATATTGATGGAATTGCTACTATTAACTGGTCAGGTTTTGGTAAGATTATTACTGAAGACAGCGAACCTACTGCTACTGTTACAGAAGGCGCGGGTGCAAGTGATACAAGCAACTTTATTCGTAATCGTTTAACAAGCTTAACGGCTGCTACAGCTATGGGAGGTAATCATCCTGCAACTTACGACTTAGTATTAACAGGAGGAAACGTTACAGTTTCAAATAATATTACGTTCCTTACTCCAGAAACTCTAGGCGTAGTTAATCAGCCTTTAGGCCATGTAACTGGAACTCGTTCTGTTTCTGGTAACTTTACGTGTTATCTAAACGCGGCGGATGATTCAAGTGCGGAACTATTTGAAAACATTATCGAAGATACTACTAAGATTACAAATGACTTTACTTTAACCTTCAAAGTTGGAGGAACTGCAACTCCTCGAGTTGAATTGCTAATGTCACAGTGTCACCTAGAAGTTCCTACTCACTCAATTGATGATGTTATCTCAATTGAAACTACTTTCCATGCGTTGCCTAGCACAATTGATGGAACTGACGAACTGTCTATAAAGTACGTCGGCGCATAATAATAAAATATCATATCTTAAGGGGCTTCGGCCCCTTTTTATTTACTCCTATAAAAAATAAATCTTGACATCTCACCTCCTTTCACCTATAATTACAAGATATAAATTTACACTCTCAAAGGATAAAAAATGAGCGATTCACCTGTTTCTTTAGCGAGTCTGATGACTCCAAGTAAAACTGTTTCTATTGATTTTCCCGGATACAAAGATATGAAAGTATCACTTTGCTATCTAGGAAGAGAAGAACTTCTTAAGTTGCGTAAAAAATGTGTAAGCACGAAGTTTGATAAAAAAACTCGACAACCTGAAGAAGTATTAGATGAAGAAAAGTTTTTGTTAGAGTATTGTAAAGCAGTCATTAAAACGTGGTCTGGCTTGAAGTTTTCGTACCTAGAAGAGCTTCTTTTGGTAGATGTCTCGGCTTACGACCCTGAAGATGAGCTTCCCTATACTCAAGAAAACGCAGAGCTTCTTATGAAGAACTCTAACGTATTTGATACGTGGGTTACCGAAACTGTAGGTGATCTTGAAAATTTTACTGGGAGCAAGTAGAGCGAATCCAATCTCTACTAAAGCGATATGTACAGGAGGCAGATAGTAACTTCGATGTAGAGAAGTACTTGCTTCTATGTGAACAATTAGGGGAAGAACCAGATCCTACCAAAATGCCGCTCGAACCTTCTGACTTTCCAGAAGAAGTTCAAGTGGCATTTTTTATGTTCAGCTTACTACCAGATCACTGGGAAGGAATGAGTGGAACATACATGGGAAAATACTGGGATGGACTAGACTACTTTTTTAAAGTTTATCAAATAGAAAATCCTAGAATAGTACTATATTTTATGAAACTTTATGAAAGAGAGATAGTACTTTATAAAGCAGATCAAGCAGACAAAAAACGCAAAGCAGAAGAACGTAAAGCGAAAAGCGGTGGAAAAAACTACACCCATAATGTAAAAGGCTGACATGGCAAAACGAAATAAGGTTTTTATTGACGTAATGGTTAACGGTAAAATGGAAAAAGTTTCCGTTGATGCCGCTAAGCTTGGAAAGCAGTTAGACAATGTAGGTACAAGCGCACATACTGCAGATAGACGACTAAAAGGTGCTGCACAAGCTTCTTCAGGCGCCGGTAAAAACTTTTCTAAAATGTCTCAAGGCATGGGAGGTCTTGTAGGTATCTATGCAAGTTTTGCTGCTCAAGTATTTGCCTTAAGCGCTGCATTCGGATTTTTAAAAAGAGCAGCAGACTTAGAAAACTTACGTAAAGCTCAAATTGATTTTGCTTCTAGTTCTGGTCTTGCAATAAAAACTTTAACCAATAATTTACAAGAATCTTCTCAAGGAATGATGGATTTTAAAATGGCCGCTCAAGCCGCGGCTACGGGTGCTGCAAAAGGATTTTCTAACGCACAACTAGAAGAGCTTGTTGTTGGAGCGACAAAGGCTTCAAAAGGTTTAGGTCTTGAGTTTGAAGACACCTTTAACCGACTGCTTAGAGGTGTATCAAAAGCAGAACCAGAACTATTGGATGAATTAGGTATCACTCTACGACTTGAGGAAGCAACAGAAAGATATGCAACTGCAATAGGCAAATCTCGTGATGCTCTTACAACGGCAGAGCGAAGTCAAGCAGTTTTTGTTGAAACAATGAGACAGTTAAATGATACTTTTGGAGCAATTGACCCAGAAGCAAACCCCTTTGTACAGTTACAGAAAACATTTCAAAAAATAGTAGAAGATATAACAGAAAAAGCAATGCCTGCGGTTACGGGGTTAGTAAATATTATTAATAACAATGCTCAAGCAGCCGCTACTGCATTTGCAGCGTTAGCTGCATTAATACTTGCAAATATTGCAGGATTTGGTGGTGCAATAAAATTAATGGTAGGAAGCGTAGCAGGTGCTGTCGCTAAAATGGGCAAACTTGCTGTTGGTGGTACTAAAATGGCTACTGGAGGTGCCGCAAGTAAAATTGGTTCCTTCATAAAAAATAAAGCAGAAGATTTAGAATTAGCCGCTTTATTTTTAGAAGAAAAACTACAAGATGTTACTACAAAACTAGAAAAAAGCGCAGGTGCCGCAATAGAAGGTGGAGCAAAGAGTAAAACATTACAGAAACTTGCAGCAGGAGAAGTAGTATCCCCTCAAGCTCTAGGGCGTCTGAAGAAAGATTTAGAGAGAGTTAAAAAAGAATTAGAAGAAACAGGTGAAACAGCTTCAAAAGCTTTTGGAGGCTTAACAGTAGAAGCTATTGAAGATATAAACAAAGAAATCAATAAGTTTGAAGATAATTTAGATGATTCTGAAAAAGAGATAAAAGGTTTCAGAAAAGCTGCTCTAATAGGATTAAAAGGCGTAGAAAAAACAGCTAGTCTTACAGCGACTAGTGTGAGAAAAATTGGAGATGCTGCAAACTTTGCGAAAAGAAATATGGGAAAACTTAAATCTGCTTTAAAAATAGGAGGTTTTGTACTAACAGGTATAATTGCTATTAGTAAAGCCCTAGCAGAACTAAAAGAAAGCCCTATTAGAGCTATTGATGGCTTCAAGGCAATGATAACAGGCGTGGTAAAAACCTTGCAAATTGGTTTGAACTTAATCATTGAAGGATTAAATAGACTTTTAGATAATTCTATTGTTGAGACTGCTTTAAATAAAATGGGGTATGATACTTCACAAGGAATTTTTAGTAAGTTTACTTTTGCAGATAATATAGAAGAGAACTTACAGGCTTTGGAAGATAGAGCTTTAAGTGCTTTAGGTACCAGTAGAGAAGAGCTTGAAGTAGTTCAAGCAAAAAATGATTTTATTAAAGGAATCTCAGAATATGAAGAAAAACGCTTACAAACAGTAAAAGAGTTAACTAATGAGTATTCTACTTTAGCTGAAGATTTTGCAAATATTTTTTCCGGAAAAGCGGGCCAAGGAGACGTAGAAGCTCAAATGAAGGCAATAGCTACAGGAAATTTAGGAGGCGCTAGAAAAGCTCTTGAAAAGTATGAAGAAGAGCTAGATAATATTCATGCGAGACAAAGTGCCGTTGTGGGTATGTTTTTAAGAGGTGAATTAACAGAAGAAGAAAAACAAGAATTAAATGACAAGTTACGACTAAGTATGGATGCTATACTTATAATGCAAAAAAATGCTAAAGAGAGGTATGATAGTATACTTGAGAGTGAAGGATTTAGTCTATTACCTCCCGCATTTATAGAAGCTTTAAAAAATGGCACAGATGACGAAATTGCCGCTCTACAAGCAGCGGCTTTAGGGTTTGGCTCAGGAATGACCAATCTTCAAGGTATGGGAAGTAATTTAAAAAATCAACTAGGTTCCGGGGACCCTTTACAGCTCCGTATTGGTTTGGAACAAATGGTAAATGAAGTTAAAAATTTAGATTCTATAATGAAAACTTTAGGGTTTACTACTCAACAAATCGAAGAAGGCCCTCAAAGAGTTCTTATTAAAAAGCTACTCGGAGATAATTATGAACAGCTACCCGAAATTTTAAGACAAATTGAAGCAGAGTTAGATGGGATAGCTTTTGATAGATTTAAGCTTCAAAAAGAAGCAGTAAGTGATGTTAGGTTGCCTTCTCTTACTAGAGGGCAGGCAGTTCTTCAAAGAAAAGCAAAAGAAGCCAACTTATTACTTCGTGAAAAACAAGCAATGCTTCTTCAGTTAGAGCAAAAAATAATAACAGGAGGACCCTTAGCAGAGCAAGCGCATCAAAAAGAAATCCTACAAAGAAAAAGAGAAATAATGTTACTAGAAGAGAAAGCTAGGGTAGCAGAAGACAACATGGATATTTTACAGCAAGCTACAGATAAGCTAAGTCAAAGTCTTGAAACAGGATTTGCAGATGCTTTTGATTCTATTATTCAAGGAACTTCAAGTGTAAAAGATGCTTTCTTAAATATGGGTAGAATGATTTTACAAGTTCTTGCACGACTCATTGCAGAAATGATAGCTGTAAAAATAATGCAAACGATTATAGGAATGGGAACTGGAAGTACTGGCGGAATTCAATATAATAGTTCAGGAGCCGCTGTAGCAAATAGTCCACAGGGGTATGGAGCAGGATCGCAAGGGAACTTTTATAGGTATGGCGGAATTGCAAAAGGCCCTGGATATTCTGCAGGAGGTATTGCTAAAGGTCCCCAAGCAGGCTATCCTGCAATGTTGCACGGCACAGAAGCAGTAGTACCTTTACCAAACGGAAAGTCTATACCGGTTGATTTACATGGAGCAGGACAACAAAACAATGTTACTGTAAATGTTGCAGTAGATTCTAACGGTAACTCTTCTCAAAACTCCAAAGCTGATGATAACCGATCAGAAAAATTAGGAGTTTTGATAGCACAGGCAGTGCAAAAAGAGTTACATAATCAAAAAAGAGCCGGTGGAATACTTAATCCGATGGGAGTAGCTTAATGTCAACTTTTAGTTTTACTATATCAGCATCGGAAGTAAATTCTTTAAAAAATACTTCAGGTCAATCGGCTTTCGAAGCTACTGCAGATAGAGGAATGAGTAGAAATTCTCAACACAGGGTTCTTACTGCTAACTTTGGAGATGGCTATGAGCAAAGAGTTCTTGATGGAATAAATACAAAAAACGATTCTTTTAGTATTTCTTTTAACAATAGAACTGCACAAGATATAAATTTAATTGCTGCTTTTTTTGACACTAAAGCAGGTAAAAGTTTTAACTTTACTATAACAGACACTTTTACTGGAGGGAATTTATCAAATAGCACAATAAAAGTAGTTTGTCAAGAATACAACATAACTTATATTAGAGAAAACTTTCATTCTTTAACATGCACACTACGAAGAGTTTATGAGCCATGAGCGACTTAATAGATACCGTACAATTACAAGAGACAGCTGACGCTTTAGTAACCTTATTTGAAGTAACTTTGCCTAGTGGTACTATAGTATACTTTTTTAATGGTTTAGACGACGGAACTAATAATATTTATTTTCCAGAAAAAGAAATAACTAATTCTGCTTATAATTTAAAAGAATATGTAGCAATACCTATTGAAGTAGAAGGAATAGAAACTGCTAGCTCAGGAGCATCTAATAGACCAACTTTATCTGTTGCAAATATTCCCATTATATCTAGAACTATAGCAAATAACTCAGATGGAATTGATGATGAAAAAGATATTTTAGATATTTTAGTTGCAGAAGGAGTTTCAAATAATGAAGATTTATTAAACAGCAAAGTAGTTATACGTAGAACTTTGTTTGGAAAAACGTATACAGTTTCAGATGCTCCTTCAGTCTCTAGCCCCCCTATGGAGTTTCCTTCACAAACTTATATTATTGATAGAGTCTCTTCAGAAAGTAATATGATTGTTCAATTTGAGTTAGCAAGCCCTATGGATGTAGAAGGAGTAACACTTCCTAACAGAGTAGTTATAGGAAAATACTGTCCATGGAAATATCAAGGACACTATTATCCCGATAGAACACAAGATCCTGTTGTAGCATCCGAAGATGGAGGGTGTATATGGCCTTTAGATAGCGAAGGAAGATTTTTTGATAAAGACGATAATATTATAACAAAAAATATTTCTTCAATACCAACTTATGATTCTAGTACTAGCAATGATTCTCGAGCGCTTGGGTACAAAACAAAAACAATTACAAATGGCCACACAGAAATTTGGCAGACTATACGGGTAGTTCCTGCAGAAACTTCAAATGGACAATATAATCCTAGAAATTCAAAAGGATATTGGACAAGAATAGATGTTTGTGGAAAAACACTAAACTCTTGTAAAATACGATTCCAAGGAAATAATAGTGATGAAACTTTAAATACTTCTTTCATATTACCTTTTGGAGGGTTCCCAGGAGCCAAACAGTTTAGATGATAGATGAGATAAAAGCTCATTTTGATAATGAGTACCCCAAAGAAGGCTGTGGTATAATTGGTGTTGTAAAAGGTAAAAAACGTTGGTTTCCTTGTAAGAATATTGCTTCAGAGAACGAAGAATTTGTAATTTCATCAGAAGAATGGTTTAGTATAAAAGACAGAGCAGATATTATAGGAGTTGTACACAATCATTTAGATAATGATAATACTCCAAGTGAAAACGATACTAATCATTGCAATGCTCTAGGAATACCTTATTACATTTTTTCATACCCAGATATGAATTTAAATATTGTAGAGCCAAAAGAGTGTTTTTACCCTTTAGTAGGTAGAGAGTATGAGTTTGGTATACAAGATTGCTTTGAAGCTATGAGAGATTGGTTAAAAAATGAAGGTATAACTATACCTAAAAGAGAGCCTTTTGAGCAGGATTGGTGGGAAAAAGATTTAGACTATTTTACAGAAAAAAACATATCTAAGTGGGGTTTTAGAAAAGTAAAAACCCCAGAAAAAAATGATTTATTAATTTTTGCTATAGAAAGTTTAAAAGGTAATCATTGTGGAGTTTACATAGGGCAAGATGTATTTTTTCATCACGCAGAAAACAGACTTTCTTGCAGAGAGTCTCTTTACCCGTTTTGGGGTAAACATATAATAGGAATATATCGACATGAAGCGTAAAGTTTACCTAGAAGGGGAAATGGGACATAAGTTTGGTAAAGAATTTACTATGAACGTAAATTCTTTTGCAGAAGCTATCAGGTGCTTAGACGGTAATTTTCCAGATTTTAAAAAATACTTAATTGATTGTGATGAAAAAGGTATACTATTTGACTGTGAAATAGCAGGAGCCCCAGTAGAAGACGAAAGAGAGCTTTTACTTGTACTAAATGAAGGAGATATACGCATAACGCCAGTAGCAGCAGGATCTGGACGAGGAATAGGTAAACTTATAGCAGGTATTATTATAATATACTTAACTATAACAACATTTGGTCAAGCAGGAGCAGCTTATTTAGCTTCAGGAGCTGGAGGAGCCATGGGAGCTTTACAAGCCACAGCTCTTATTATAGGAACATCTATAGGCATTAATTTAGCAATGACCGGTATATCGGAAATGCTTGCTCCAGACCCGAGTACTGATAATGACCAAGATGAAAGTTATTTATTCCAAGGCACGGGCCAAACTCTAGTAGAAGGAGACCCTGTTCCAGTGCTATATGGTAAACTAAGAGTTCCTGGCAGACCAATTAGTTTACAAGTTCGAAATGAAAGACTAAATTATTATGATGCAGGTACCTACTATACAGACTCTCCTGCAGATACTACTGATCCAATTCCAACAGAGGGGCCGAATGGGCCTCAAGGACCGGGCGGACCTGCTGAAGGGCCTCAGCGTTTTATATTTAGGTAAGAGAGATTTATAATGGGAAGATTTAATGGAAGAGGTGGAGCTGGAGGAGGACGTAATCAGACTAATACGTCTACTACTCCTTCAGGGGCTACTGCACAAAATGTAAATATAACAGATATAATTTGTGAAGGCCCTATTCGAGGTTTAGTTGATGGGACAGCAAGTTTGTATTTGGATGATGTTGCAGTTGAAGATGCTAAATTTTCTAGTGTAACTCCTAATTCATCTTTTAACGGAAAAATTACTTTTGATGGAAGTAGTAGTGTAGGGACAATTGACGCAAATATAGACTTTTCAGAGATAGAATTTGATGAAAATAGCGGCCCTAGGAGTCTTCGTGTTTTATACTATGAAACAACTGCGACTGCTTCTTCTGTTTTACAAAATAATGCTAGACGAACTATAACTTTAGAAGCAAGTTCTGGAACGCCTTTTACAAGTGCATGGGAAGACGGGCCTCAGTTATCAGGAAACGCCGAAGCTCGAGTTGTTCTTACTCATGCGGATCTTGCTACTGCTCAAGCAGGAACTTTTAATGTAACAGATGGAGACACTGCTGTATTTAGAAGCCCTTATGGAGTTTATCCTGACACAGGAACTTATACAATATCAGTTTATTATTATTTTGCTATTACATCTATAGATAGCTCTACAAATCAAGTTACACTAACTTCCGCGGTTCCTGCTTCGGGGTCTTATGAGTTTTCATTAGGAGGAGAAACTCAAGTCGATGACGACGGTGCGATTCTTGCTAGTCAATCTCGACAAGTTAGAAAAATAAACAAACTAGCTATTGATTTTCGCAGAGGGGACTTGACTCAGCCTATAACTTCATCTGTGGGAGGAGTTGGAGGCTCCGTTGCAGTAAACGGAAATACTGGTTTAATTAGTGGTCCTCAAGAGCTAAAGATAATAAGTCAAAATTTGGCAAACAGTTTAAATATTAGTATCTTAGACAAAGAAGGTCTTCCTAATAGTGACGGAAGTAAAACTTACCCTGGAAGCCCAGATTACTCTGTAATGGCTACCACTGCCACAATTTTACCTAGTGCAGCGTTTGGATTAGATACTGCTGTCAAAATTGAAGAAGCAGATGAAATTGGTTTTACTATTAAATATCCCTCGCTTCAAGTAATTAATCTAAATAAAGGTGATAAAGAAAATGCATATGCATTTTATGTAATGCAGATTCGTTTTCAACAAAATAATACTTATACAGCTTGGAAACAACTTTTTCCTAACTCCGGAACTTATGTAAGACACTACGGGAACACGAATGCTCCAATTTCTTTTGACCATCAAGTAAACTTAGATGGATACAGAAATATAGTAGGTCCTTTTGAAGATTTCCAAGTTAGAGTTGTAAGAATAACTCGACATATTGGTCTTCCTGTAAGATCCAGTGGTACGAATGAGAATGATACAAATAAGAAAAAGTGGCAGTTATCCGCCCAAGCTTCTATTGGTAGTCTTCGTGCTGTAATTAAAGATAATCTTAACTATCCTTATAGTGCCCTTGCTTCTATTAATTTTTCTTCTCGTCAATTTGATGGAATTCCTAAAAGAAGCTACTTATTAGAAGGAAAACTTGTAAAAATTCCTAATACTTACACGCCTCGAGAATACTCAGATGATGGAATTGCAAAGTATGACGGATTCTGGGATGGTACATTTAGAACTGTTCCCGTATACACAGATAACCCTGCATGGGTATTTTATGATATTGTAACAAACAATAGATACGGGGCAGGTAAGTGGATTTCAGATACAGAAATTGATAAGTTTGCACTGTACAGAATTGCAAGATACTGTGATGAGCTTGTAGATGATGGTACTGAATACGACTCTACTAAACCTTTAACAAAAGGAAACTTTTATAGAATACATACAGCAGGAGATACAGACTGGACCACGTTAGGTGCTGCGAATAGTAATGTAGGCACTATTTTTGAAGCTACAAGTACTTCTATTTCTGGAACAGGTGTAGCTTACGGAGTTGAGCCTCGTTTTCGCGCGAATGTATTTTTAACAAAAGCAACAGATATTTATAAAGTACTAAAAGACTTTGCAACTATATTTTTAGGAATACTCTATTGGCAAGACTCTAAAATTACTCCTGTGCAAGACGCACCTCAAGATCCTGTATACAATTTTACAAAGGGTAATGTAATTGATGGAGCTTTTTCTTATGAGTCTTCAGGTTCTCGAACTAGAATGAATCAAGTAGTTGTTACTTGGAATGACCCAACTATCAACTATGAACCTGTGCCTCTGGTTGTAGAAGACAGAGAGAGTATTGTTCGAAGTAACAGAATTATATCTCAAAATGTAATTGCTTTTGGAGCAACATCGGAAAGTCAAGCTATACGCTATGGTCGATGGAAGCTTTGGACTGCTCAGAATCAAACAGAAATTGTATCATTTAAAACTTCTCTTGCTGCTCACTATGTTAAGCCGGGAGATATTATTAATGTGCAAGATGCAGATAGATATGGTGTATCTTATAGTGGTAGAACAAAGTCTTCTACTTCGAGCACTATAACTTTTGATAGAAATGTATCCTTTAATTCTGGTTCTACTTATGAGTTAAGTACTCTCGTAACTGCGCCTGCAGCGTTAAATGCGTCAGAGGGCACTATAACCATATATGATGATACAACTCCTACCGCAGTTCCTTTTACTTATGCTAGAGGGGAAAGAATTGACGCGGCATGGGTGTATAGCTCTGGAACTTACTCGTACCAAACCTTAGACACAGAAGAAGAAGCATCTAATGCATTTATAGATAGTTCTGGCTCAGAATTGCTTCCTGTTATCTGGAAGCCTTATTCGTATGTAGAAACACATCAAATATCAAACCCCGGAAACAGCACAAATACTGTTACTTTAGACGGGTCTGCTACTTTTGATACAAACCCTCCTGCAAATACTGTATGGGCATTAAAAGAAACCTCTGGAGGGTTAAATGTAAACGGCTCTGAAAAAATGTATAAGATACTCAGTATTTCTGAAGAAGAGCCCAATATTTTTGCAATTAGCGCAGTTGAATACTATGACGCTAAATTTACTGCGATTGAAGAAGAGTATGAGTTAGGGGTTACTCCTGCTTCCATTTTTATAGAAAACGAACCCGCTACTTTACCTCGTCCTATCAATCCGAGAGTTGTGCTTGCAACAGATGCCAAAAAACCGGGTGAAGAACTTATTTTCGAGTGGGATGAGCCAGAGTCGGATGCAGACTCTATAGTACAGTACGAAGTTTTACATTCTATAGAAGGTGTAGATAATCCTATAAAAACAAACTCTCGACAAGTAGTGTTTAATAATGTACCAAATGGAAGTGTAACATTTAAGGTACGAGCTGTTTCAAGACAAGGAAATAGATCTTCTTACACTGCGATTGACTACGGAGTTTATGACCCCTATGGAGAAAATGTTCCTCGTATGGCAGGAGGTATTCCAAAAGGAGTAATCTCAACTGCACAAGGTGTAATAGATTCTAATAATCATTTTAAGTTTCAAGCTACAAATGCAAGTGTAGCTTCTATAACAAACCCCTTTGTTACTTACACTATAACAGGTACTAAAAACGTATCAAATATTTCTACAGATGAAGAATATTATCTTTATTTGGACACTGCTACACCTTCTCTAAAATTATTAGAGTATGATTCAACTGCGCTTTCTGACTTACAGTTTTACAGAGATGTAGGTACAGGAAATTCTGCTATTTCAACTGCCTGGACATCTATTGGCACTGTGTCTGTTGCTGCAAACTCTAATGAAGTTACTGGAAGCGGTTTTAATACCAATGTAAAGCTACGAGATGTACTAAATCTACAAAACTCAACTAGTCCTTCTGAAGGCGATGGAGCAGTTGTAATTGGTATTATATCAGATACTAAACTACTAATTGATCGTACTTTTGATACTGCAAAAACAAATATTACAGGATATCGTTCTGCTTTCCGTCCTGACTATGCAAACGATTCTATTTTTGCTGAAATTACCAAGAGTGGTAGCACTATTTCTACAAACAACTTTATTACTTTGCGAAGCGCTTCTGATGATGCGGAGGGTACTACAGAGACTCTTGACGACGGAACAATCGCTGTAAAAGATGGTGGTATTAGTGTAGACAAAATCGCGGCAAACTCAATTACTGCTGATAAGATTCAAGCAAACACTATTACGGCAGACGAAATTGCTGCAAACAGTATTAGTGCAAATGAGATCGCGGCAAACAGTATTAGTGCAAATGAGATCGCGGCAAACAGTATTAATGCAGATATGATTACATCAAACTCTGTTGTGTCTTCATTAATTACTGCTTCTACTATTCAATCTTCGCACATTAAGTCAAACTCAATTGTATCAACAATTATTGATGCAACTACTATTACTGCTAGCAATATTACAGCAACAAACCTATCTGCGCTTTCAGCAGATTTAGGCGCGGTAACTGCAGGTACTATGCAGGGCGGCACTATTCCAGATGCGGACGCAGCCCCTTCTGGTACAGAAAGCGGCGCCTTCTTAAATCTTACAGGCGGCAAAATGGTATTCGGTAACTCAAACAAATATATTCTATTTGATGGCAGTGACTTAGAATTGAATGGTGTTACTATTGATGCGTCTTCTACAATTAACGCAACTGCAGCAGCAGATATTGAAGTAAAAGAAGATAATACCAGTGAAGGAACCGGTATCGCATCCTTTAATTTTACTACAGGATTAAATCTTTCGGTAAATGGAACTGAAGCAACTGTTAGTGCGGCAAGCCAAACTGACAATAACTTTACAAACACCTTAAAAACCAAACTAGATAATATAGAAGAAAATGCGGATGTTACCGATACAGCGAACGTTGTAGGTGCTCTTACAGCAGGCACAAATATTACTATTGCTGCGGACGGTACTATTTCTTCTTCAAATCAAACTCTTACTACCGAGGAAGTACAAGATATTGTAGGAGGAATGGTTTCTGGAAACACTGAATCTGGTATTACTGTTACTTATGATGATGCTGGAAATAGCCTAGATTTTAGTGTAGCTAGCCAGACTGATAATAACTTTACAAATGCTCTCAATTCTAAACTATCCACTATTGAAGATAATGCAGATGTAACAGATACAGCAAATGTTAGAACTGCTGGCGCGTTAATGGACGATGAGTTGACTGACTTAGCAGGCGTTAAGGGCGTTACTATTTCTAATCTTCAACCAAAGCCTTCTGAAGGTGCTTTTGCTGATGGAGACAAAACAAAGCTTGACGCTATTGAAGATAATGCAGATGTAACTGATACAGTAAATGTTGTTGCTGCTCTTACAGCAGGAACAAACATTACTATTGACGCGGATGGCACAATCACCGCTGCTAATACACAGAAAAGCAACGAAGAAATCAGAGATATAGCAGGCGGATTATTTGACCACAATCTACACACAGAAATAACGGCAACAGATGATGACAACAATAATAGAGTAACTTTAGCACTTAATACTGCCGGACCTGGAGCAGCTACTTATGGCTCAACGGCGAACGGTACAAAAATTGATACTATAACTCTGGACGCTTATGGCAGAGTAACTGCTGTAGCTACTGGAGCTACTGGAGATATACTAGGAGTTACCGCCGGAACAGGTCTTACCGGAGGAGGAACCTCAGGTACTGTAGCTTTGAATGTCTCCGGACTAACTACATCCGAAATAGCAGCAGGCAGTTTAATTATTGCAGGAGAAACTTTTGAAGACTCTGACACTCGCTTGATGTCTGCATCTGCAATTAACGATAGAATTGAAAGTTTTAACTATACTACAAACGCTGGAGACATTACAAATGTAACTGCGGGTACTGGACTCACGGGAGGCGGAGCTTCTGGTTCTGTTACTTTAAATGTTTCCGGACTAACTACTTCAGAAATAGCTACGGGCTCATTGCTTACCGGTGGGGCAACTTTTGAAAATGACGACGTTCATTTAATGACTGCGGCCGCTGTTGAGGATAAGATTTTATCGTATAGCTACACTACTAATACTGGTGATATTACAAATGTAAGCGCAGGTACTGGACTTACTGGAGGAGGAACCTCCGGCTCCGTTAGTTTAAGTGTAAATACCGGGGCTGTTACTGATGGAGCTACTACAATACCTACAGGCGATCATGTATACGACTTTGTAACAGGTTTTGGGTACACTACAAATGTGGGAGATATTACAGGAGTCACTGTTACTGCGGGTACTGGACTTACTGGAGGAGGTAGCGCTACAAGTGGTAACTACAATAAGACTTTAAATGTTATTGGCGGAGATGGAATTACCGCAAACGCCGATGATATTCAAGTAGATAACACAGTAGTTCGTACAACGGGTGCTCAAACAATCGGAGGAAACAAGACGTTTTCGGACAATGTTACTGTTACTGGTAATTTCACTGTGAATGGCACAAGTACTACTATTAACACTGCTACTTTAACCGTTGAGGATAACATAATTGTTGTAAATAGTGGCCAAACAGGAACTCCTGCTAATACTGTTACAGCAGGACTAGAAGTAGAGCGAGGAGATTCAGATAACGTAAGATTAGTATATGCAGAGACGGGTCTTGGACCAAATAGTAATTTAGCAGGTTGGAATTTTGGAAATACAAATGTAACCGCAGATACTTTTTACGGTGATTTTATCGGAGATATTGTAGGCTCTCCTTCTAGTTTTGGTACTTTAACAACTGATGACTTAACAGAAGGCGATAATAATCTTTACTACTTAGACTCTCGTGTTATAGCGGCTTTGTCTGGAGGATCCGGCATTGATAAAAGTGCAGCAGGTGAATTCGCGGTAGATAGCACTGTTATTCGTACAACCGGCACTCAAACTGTTGGAGGAATAAAAACTTTTACAAGCACTGTTAAGCTACATAGCGGCGGACCAACTCTTGAGCTAAAAGACACTACTGATGACGATGACCATCACATTTATTTCAAAAACAGTAGTGATGCTGTAGTTTATTCTATAGATACTCAAAACGCTACAAGTGGAGACGCTTTAACACTCAGCTCTTCTTCTCAAGAAATTGTTCATCGTATCGGAACTACCAACATATTTGAAAGCCATGCAAATATTGTAAAGAGTTTGAAAAACTTTGATGTTACGGGAACTATTACAGCGTCAAGTACAGTAACAGCTACAGGAGGTAACTCAACTAATTGGAACACTGCTTATGGTTGGGGTAACCACGCAAGTGCTGGGTATCTAACTGCTGTTCCTGCAAAAGCTTCTCCGGTTACATCAACCGAACTAGGGGCTGTTGACCTTGATGACTACGCTCAAGCCGATGATGCTGGATTTTACCATCAGTTAGCTAACGTAGATGCTACAAACGGAGACAACTGGCCAAATAATAGAGCCGGATCTTTACTCGTACAGAAAGGTGCGAATAGTGGAGGCTACGGAACTACCCAGCTATTTATTGATTATAGTAGTAGCGATGTATATGTACGAAGCATGTATGGTTCTGGCGCTGCGAATACGAGCTGGGTAAAATTATATGATACTAGCGACTTTACAAACAATTCTTCCAACTGGAACACTGCTTATAATAACAGCATAGCATCCGCTTCTTTTAATAGCGACAATGGAGTTATAACTCTTAATCAAGTCGACGGAGGTACTGTAACTGTAGATATTGATGGACGTTTCTTGACTTCACAGACTTCTCACGCAGATGTAGTTGTAGACGGTGATTTTACTTCTACAGGTTTGATGAAAAGAGGGGCTAGTGCGGGCTCTTATAGTATTGTCGCTGATAACTCCTCCAACTGGGATACTGCGTATGGTTGGGGGGACCACTCTACTCAGGGATATTTAACTTCTCTCGGAACCGCAATTGTAGATGGAGACTTTGGCTCTGCAGGTCTGATGACCACCAATGGTTCGGGATCGTATAGTGTCATTACTGACAACTCTGCTAATTGGAACACTGCTCATGGTTGGGGGAATCACGCAAGTGCTGGGTATATTACTACTGTTACAGCAGGAACAGGATTAAGTGGAGGAGCAACTTCAGGTGCTGCTACAGTAAATATCGCAGACGAAACCCTACAAGCACTGGCAAGAGGGTTTGGGTGGGAGCCTACTTATGCTGCAACGAATACTACTATAGCAGAAAATTCAGTTTACTGGGATCTAACAGAAAAGTGTTTAGTCATTACTGGAGACTATGATACGAGCATAGGTGCAGCTTTCCGTGCTGTAAGAATCAAAAATGGAGAAACAATTCGATTCACAGTTACAATCAAAGCAAGTGCCGCTGATTCAGATGGCGTATACCTACGCTTGTATCAACACAATGGAACTATGCCAGATGGCAAAACTCATGTATCAAACAGCTCTGCCAATGGGTCTCCTTTTGTACAAGAAGACGATTCAGGTGTTACTGACTGGTATGAAAATGGAGCGGCCCCTGCGGCTTGGACTACTTTTGAAAGAGAGTATACTGCTACACAAGATGGATATGTATCTTTAGTTATTCTTAACTGGAGCGGTATGGGCAACAAAGAGCTTTACGTTCGTCAGCCTGATATTACAAAGATTGGATTGACATTAGGCACAAGTGCTACTACTGCTCTCGCCGGTAATACATCAATTCCCTCAAATACGTCAGACCTTACTAATGATTCAGGTTTTATTACCGGTATAAGTAGTAGTGATGTAACTGGGGCTCTTGGATTTACTCCCTATAACTCTACTAACCCTTCTGGATATATTACCGGTATAAGTAGTAGTGATGTAACTGGGGCTCTTGGATTTACTCCCTATGACTCTACTAACCCTTCCGGGTACATTACAGGTATTTCAAGTAGTGATGTAACTGGGGCTCTTGGATTTACTCCCTATAACTCTACTAACCCTTCCGGGTACATTACAGGTATTTCAAGTAGTGATGTAACAGGAGCTCTCGGATTTACTCCTTATAATGCTACAAACCCTAATGGGTATATTACAGGATTGAGCTTTAATGGGCTATCTTCTAAAACAAGCGGTACAGGAGACTACTCTACCAGCGGGAAACTTATTGCTGGCAGAGGAAGCGGTCCTGTAGCTCTTACTGTGAATGACGGGTATGGAAATGCAAATGTAACCTTTAATCATACGTCAGGCACTCCTGAAGTTAGTGGGCAGTCCGCTCGTATTGAAACAAATGTAGACGCTACAAGCTCGGCGGGAACCATGAGTTTTGAGCTAAGCTCTTCAGATGTTACGGCAGGACAGGCCGTTAGTTTAACTCAAGGAATGCTTTTAAGACATAACTCATTAGAGATACCTCGTAGAATTTCTCATAATGGGGACGATGATACCTATATGCAGTTTGATACAGATCGTATTCGATTGTATGCAGGAAACGTAAATTTCTTAGATATTACTGAAAGTACCAGTGATACTATTAACTTTAAGAATGCGCCTCTCCAGATGGGAGGAACAACTTTCCTCGATACTTCTCGACAAGGTTTCCTTGCAAAGTTAAATGTAGGTGGAACACGAACAGATAACGTATTTGCAGTAACTTCAGGAGATGCGGGCGGGCTTGAAATCAATCCAAAAGCCGGTACAGATAATGAAGTGCGCTTAAACGCTTATGATAGAAATGCAAGCGTCTATCGTCCGATGGTTGTTCAAGCAACAAAGCTTAAATTAAATATAGGAAGCGATACTTACACGTTCCCTACGGCAGACGGCTCAAATGGTCAGGTAATTACTACAGACGGAAACGGTAATTTAAGTTTTGCTGATGCTGCCTCTGGAGGCACTGACTTATCTACTCTTGCCGACATGACTCAAACTATAACAACTTCTGATGAGTTTGTAGTATTAGATAGTGGTACGGGAAAAAGAAAAGCAGCAAGTGAAGTTATTACTGATTTACAGTTAGTAACTATTGGCGACTCGAGCATTACTCAAACGGGCACTCTGATTGCAGATATTGTTCAAGCAAATAGCATAGAAACAGATATGCTAAAAGCAAATACAATTACAGCGGATAAGATAGCAGCTAATTTAATTACTGCTACTCAAATAGCTGCAGGGTCTATTACAGCAGATCAGTTACAAATTTCAAATAATGACAATCAATCAAACAACGCAGGTATTTATATGGACTACAACAGTGGAAACTCGAGAATTGACATACGAGATTCCGGTGGTCTACGAGTGAGAATTGGATACCTCGCATAATACCTCCAAAAAATAAACCTTGACATAGTATGTCCTGTGGGCTATAATTCCACAATAGGAGAAATAAATGGCAGCAGCAACATATAATCTAGTTATTGACCAAGGCTCAGACTTTAGCATTGACTTAGTCGTAAAGGAGCAGGGTTCCATCAAGAATCTCACTAACTATTCCGCGAGGGCACAGTTGCGCACTAAAAAAGATGCTTCTGGTTCCGCTGCTGCGAGCTTTCTTTGTACTATTACGGATTCAGCTGCAGGCGCTATAACTATGGAGCTCCCAAATGCTACTTCTTCAGCAATTTCCGCAGGTCGATACTATTATGACTTAGAAATTTTTACAGCAAGCGATACAGTTGTTAAACGCCTTTTACAGGGAGAGGTTACACTTAACCAAGAAGTTACACGATAATGTCACAAGCATATACTACAGTAGATATTACGGAAGATGTTACAGAAGTTTCGATAACAGAGGCCGGCAAAGTCGAAATTGCAATAAATGAAGATATTACTGTAGTAGAAATTAATAATTTAGCAGTTCCTACAACTTTCGTAGCCGCCGCAGATGTGGGTTTTGAACCTCATGGAACTGTTACAGCTACAAATATTCGAGATGCTATTCAGCAGCTCGCAGACCAAAACTTTCGTTCCGATGACGTGCCAACCGGCTCAAATGTAGAAGAAGGAGACACTTGGTACGACACAGATGATAATCAACTAAAAGTATACCGCGAAACTAGCGAAGGAAACTTCGAGTTTGTACCTATAATGATAGGAGATGATTCACCAGATTCAGATACGCTAGACGCAGGAGCCTTT